GATGATAGCTTTTTTGCTTTGTTACGCTTGGCTTCTGCTACTGTTAAACGATTAATCTTGTCAACACTTGGTAGAATAATATCGTAATCTGCATATTCTGGTGCAAGATAGCTGTTAAATTTGTTCTTTGATTTATGTATTTCTTTAAGTATATCTTTATTGTTTAGATAATTTTTAGGTCTCATCGACATCTCCGGTTATGTTATACTTATTATAATATACTCTGATAATTTTGTCAACTAAATAGTAGTGTAGGAGACAAAATAATTATGCCATTTAAAATTAACTTTAATGCAAGCAATTTTGTAAGCAGTATTGTAAATGATGCAAAAAGCGCAGTCAAAGGAGCAATTGGTGATACTATCAATCAAAAGCTCGGCGGTCTCGGGCCCCTTGGAAAACTAGCAGCTAATTTTATAAATCAAACTGGCGGCTTTGGTTCGTCAATTAACAATAGAACAATATCTAGAGCTGTAATATCATCTAACAATTCTGTTTCGGATGCCAGTGATTGGCGTGTTAGTATTAGTATTCCTGACATTTTACTAAATGAAGGAGATATACTTGCTCCATTAAGAGAATCCAGCGGAAGTAGTGCATTTAATACAGGAAACAGAATGGTATTTCCATTTAACCCTACAGTGCTATTAAGTCACAGTGCAAACTACAGTGCAATTCAACCTACACATACAAATTATCCGTATCAAGCATATGAAAATAGTCTAGTTGATGCTATTACACTAACCGGTGAATTTTTCCAAGAAAATGCAAATGATGCAAAGTATTGGATTGCTTGTTTGCACTTTTTAAGAAGTGCAACTAAGATGTTTTATGGCAATAGTAACCCATTAGGAAATCCGCCAGTGGTATGCAGATTAAACGGATACGGTAAACATGTATTAAATGATATACCAGTTGTAATAACAAATTTTACAACTGATTTACCTGTTGATGTAGATTATATAGAATGTACTATAAACGGACAAGTTAACTATGTTCCTACACAAAGTTCAATAACAGTTACGCTACAGCCACAGTATGCAAGACGTTCGCAATCAGGATTTAGTTTAAATCAATATGCTGCCGGCGGACATATTAATGGTCCGGAAGGATTTGTATAATGAAAAATACTAGTTTAAGCCAATATGCAAGAACGCCTATTAATAAAAATGGATATTTAGATGTGTTATCTCCACGTCCTGTTCCTATTAATCGAGAAGACATTTTATTTGAAATAACATCAGAATATACATATCGTCCTGATTTACTTGCACATATTACATATGGCAGAAAAGAATTGTGGTGGGTATTTGCACAACGTAATTTAGACGTTTTAAAAGATCCTGTTTTTGATTTTGTTGCAGGAACAAAAATTTATCTTCCGGATCCTACAGCACTTCGCAATACATTAGGATTTTAATATGGCGTTTAATTTAAGTGCATCTCTTAAAAGCAGTTTAACAACAGCAGTTAACACCGTAAAAACAACAGTTAGCACTGTTAGTAATGACATAGGATTAGCTGCTGACAATTTTACTAATAGTATTAGTTCAGCTACTGGAATAAGTTCGCAAAAGGTAAATTCAGCCCTACTTGGCAGCACAGTTGGCGGGTTATTAAATGGCGGCCGTGGCGCAGCAATTGGCGCACTAGCAGGAGGATTACTTGGCGGAGGCGGTGCACAAAATTTAATTAATCAAGCTCAAAATAAGTTGCAAGGACTAATAAACGAAGCAGAAGAATTAACAGGATTATTAGATAATCCGTTAAAGATAGTAGAACGAGGCATAGCAGATCTTGCAGGATTAACTGGCGAAGAATATGCATTAACATTATCACAGTATAGAGAATTATCAGAAAGAAGTGCATACACGGAGTTTGCTGATAGAGGCAATAGATCTCCATATGCAGGCGATGATAGTTCGGCTAGTAAAATACCTAATCCATTAAGAAATCATAACGGGTTCAATTATTCAGTAACATTAGGTGTTCTTAGTGCATCAGAATATAATAATCCTGAAAGTTATAGAAGTGCCGGCGGCTTTAAAAATTATATAATACAAAGCAGCGGCGGCAATTTAAACAAACGATATCAAGTGTTTGACGAAACCGGCGCTGGAAAAAGCGAACACGCAGAATATTACATTGACGACATTGAAATAGAAGCAGTAGTTGCACCTAATCCTAATACTCGAGTTACACTTGGCACCGGTATATCATTTAGTGTAACAGAACCATATAGTATGGGAAATTTTATTCAAGCAGTTATAGGAGCGGCTGCTGATGCTGGGTATAATAGTTATAATAGTGCACCGTTTTGTTTAAGAATTGATTTTAATGGATGGAATCTTGACGGATCTACAGATGCTAACTTTGTGCAGCGTCCTATTTTTCTACCTATAAAATTTGTTACTATGGATTTTAATGTAAGTGGGCAAGGCAGCAAATATCTAGTAAAAGCAGTGCCTATGAGCGAATCAGGACTTGCAGATGATGTTAATAAAATTAGAACATCAATTAGAGCTAACGGTGTGCTATGTCACCAAGTTCTTGAAACTAATGATAATTCATTAACCGCAGCAATTAACAGTCAAATAGAAGGACTAGAAGAATCTGGAACACTAGCACCTTTTGACAGGTATGTTGTGTGTTTTCCAAAGACACGTACTGCACTCGTAGATGCACTACAATCACGAACAATAGACGAAAGTGCATTTACTACTTCACAAGAAGAACAAGAAGCACAGCGCACAGGAGCCGGCGCAAATAATCCTCGCCTCCGTGCATCGTTTAATCCAAATATTGTAACTATTCAACAATCTACACAAACTTATGCTATTTTAAAATCATTTGCTGAAAATACTAACCTAATGAATGAGATTGGTCTAAGTTCAATTAATGAAGATACAAATGCTCCTGGAAACTCTGCCGAAGCACAGGCTAATGCAGTAGTTAATCCAGAAACTGGGTTAGTTGATACTACTTCAGTTGCTGCTCAACCAGCAACAGTATCAAGAGATTTTCAGTTTAATCAAGGACAACAAATTACTAGTATTATTGAACGTATGGTAATGCAAACGACATATGCAGCAGAACGATCAACTGAAGGCGCAACCAATGGTCTAAACAGGTGGTTTAGAATTGATACACAGGTTTTTATAGACGATAGTCCTGCTACAGAATCGCAAATGGGACAAAAACCAAAAGTTTATGTTTATAGTGTTGTTCCTTACGAAGTAGATGAAGCAATTACTATGGCTCCTAATTCGCGCCCTGCAAATACACAAGGCTTGCGTGATGCAGCTATAAAAGAATACAATTATATCTACACAGGAAAAAATGAAGATGTTTTAAATTTTGATATTAATTTTAACAATGCGTTCTTAATGACAGCAAATTCAGATCTTGGTATGACATCAGGACAGGATCCTAATGCAGGAACAACTGCATCGACACAAACAAATAGTGACAGCGGAGCAACAGTAGCTCCTGCTGGAGATCTAACATCAGCAGACGAAGCATCGCCCGCGGTTGCGTTAGTAACTGGACCTGCTGATTCAGCAGGTTCGCACAGTAATGATGTTAGACGCAGAATTGCGGAAATGTTCCACGATCGAATTACAAATATGACAACTGATATGGTTACAGCAGATATGGAAATTATGGGGGATCCGTATTTTATACCACAAGAAACTGGAAATTATGTATCGCAACAAAGCAACAGACCAGGTATAACTCAAGACGGGACAATGACCTATCAACAAGGGCCCGTGATGTGCATAGTTAATTTTAGAACACCGTTTGATTACCAAATTGGAGGAGCAACAATGGAAATGCCACAAGTTGTTCCAGGTTTTAGTGGATTGTTTCAAGTATGGGCAGTTACTAATAAGTTTTCACGTGGTAAATTTACACAAGATCTTAAAATGATTAGACGTAGAGGACAAGATGATCCTGCAACAACAGGAAACAGCAACCTAGTTCAAGTTAACAATTCAGTAGCAATGGCTAATACAACTACACAATCAGACGGCACAGTTGGCCAAAGCGGAACACCTAGTACAGACTGTATGCCAGCACCCGCAGCAGATGACATTAGAAATTTAATGCCAGCAGTAGCAACTGATGTTGCAGATCGTTTAGCTGCACCATTTAGACAAGCAGAGCAACAGCTTACAGAAACACTTCCTAATTTAGACGAATTAGTACAAGGTGTTGATTTTGGTGTTGCTGCTGTACCTGATTTAACAAAGGTTATCCCTAGATTAGATGCGTTTGGCGGAATAGGAGCACAAGTAAGTGGAGCATTAGGGGATGCACAAAGTGCACTAGGCGGCTTAGAATCACAAGTAAGTGGAGCATTAGGTGGGTTAAGTAATTTAGAAAATCAAGCCAGAGCAGCAGCATCCCAAGCACAATCAGCAGTAAATAATGCAGCAAATCAAGGAATTGCTGCTGCAACGGATGCAGCAAGATCTAGAGTTAGAAGTTTATTAGGATAAGATAATGGCAGAAGACGACGATAGTGGCTTACCGGAAGAAGGTCAAAACAGGCTAGAACAAGAAAATGCCGTTCTTGTAGAAGCCGTAGGTCCGTACTACAACTTTGATGCTTCTAGCAGGCAGATATTTGAAGATATTGATGACCTATACGATTACGGTACAGACATCATCTATGGCAGAGGAAGCGTTGCGCGGGGCGCAACTACACTGTTTATTGTAGTCGACAACTCAGACGAGTCAGATTTATTATATCCTAATCAACCTCATTATTGGATAGCAGAAAGACTGCCCCCAGATCCTAGTTATGTAGGAGATGATGACACTTTTAGGGGAGATGTGTACTTTACTCCTTTTTATAAAAAGATGGTTGAATGGGCTGAAGAAGGTAAGCGTGGCATTCCTCCACCGCAAAACTCGATTATAGCCGGAACCTATAGAAATGTATCAGTTTACCTACCAGATCCTGTACTTGATTATAGTAGGCCTGAATCACAAACAGGATCAACAACCGGCGCTACTACAGGCACAACAGTTCAAACTACAACTACGATTCTTCCAGGCACAACAGGCGGAGTAACTGAAAGCGAAACTATTCCTGCAGAAGTTGGGTTAGATGCTTTTGGAGGAGCAGGCGCACCAGTAACACAGTCGTCTGTATCTGTTGGGTTAGATGCTTTTGGAGGAGCAGGTTCAGCAGTTAACAGATCAGATCCATTAGATGCATTCGGCGGCGCAGGTGACGCTGCTGCTGCACAAAATGCATCTGTAGCAGGCGGCAGAGGAAACGGCGCAGCTGAAGTAGCACAACGACAAGCAAATGCAGCAGTGTCTAGAACAACAACATCAGCCGTTGCAACAGGTACAACTCCTTGTTTGCCAAACAACCCTCCGGCTGCATCAGGCACCGCAGGTTCAGGCGCAACTCCGCCTACGTCAGTGCCTTATGATGATGCTATATTAAGACAAGCTAGAGCAGCAGCCGCTGCGCCTGCATCAGTAATACCAGATCCATTAGATGCATTCGGCGGCGCAGGAGCCGCAGTTAGTGGAGCAAGGGGAGGCAGAGGTAACGGAGCAGCTGAACTAGCACAACGTCGGGCAGATGCAACAGCTACATCACCTACTACAGTAACACAGCCTACATCGACTCCTAGAAGTTCAGCTACAGCGTCTATTAGGCCGCCTAACGTATATATATACGAGCCACTTACACCAGGTTTTGATAGATACGATTTTAATACAGGAAAAAAAGTTTATACACCGGATGCAGGCCCAAGTAGGAACACAAATTCACAGCCTGTTGTACCGCAGGCAACTCCGAGAGTTCCGCCAATCGACGGCGGCATTGCTGTAGGAACAACAACTGGAGGTCCTAGTTTATTAAGACGGCGTAGCATCAGCCAGCAGCGCCGCACAACAGGCATAAACACAAATAATGACTTTTAAAAAACAACAGGACTAATTACTAATGTCAAACGGATCAAACGGAAATTATACAAGAACAACAAGTACAGTACGAACAGGATTTAGAGATAGCGGCCCATACGAAGCTATTGTAGTTAATAATCTTGATACTCGATATATGGGCGGCCTTGTTGTTGAACTATTAAGATATACTAGCGCAGGCGGCACTCCGGAACGCACAGGACAATTATTAAATGTAAGATACCTAAGTCCATTTTATGGTGTTACTCCTAATGCTGCACTTAGTGCAAATGATGGATATGAGCATACACAGAAATCATACGGTATGTGGATGGTTCCGCCTGATGTAGGCACTAAAGTTCTTGTAATGTTTGCTGAAGGTAATGCAAACTTTGGTTACTGGATAGGATGTATTCCTGCAGACTATATGAATTTTATGGTACCAGATGGAAAAGCAAGTACAGAAAATACCACTGGAATAACACCGCCGCCTTTGAGAGGAAGAAAACTTCCAGTAGGCGAATATAACAAATCAATTGAAACTGGTTCACGAGTTGATCCTACATTATTTGCAAAACCGTACAATAAAGACTTTACTGAATCACTTGAAATACAAGGATTATTAAACGATGAGGCTCGTGGAACTACTACAAGCAGTGCTAGGAGAGAAATGCCTAGTGCTGTATTTGGAATAAGCACACCTGGTCCTAAAGATCGTAGAGACGGGAGTCCGACAGTTGAAATCGGCACCGCAGGAAATAAAGTTACAGTTCCGTCTAACCGATTAGGCGGCAGTGCATTTGTAATGGATGATGGCGATGAGAGATTTGTACGTGCAACACACGCAGAAGACGGTCCTCCAATATATAAAAACAAAGGCAATAATGAAACTGGTGGTGACAGAACTATTCCGCAAAACGAATTAATGCGTTTTAGGACTAGAACCGGTCATCAAATATTAATGCACAACAGTGAAGATTTAATCTACATTGGTAATGCACGTGGAACTACTTGGATAGAAATGACCAGTGATGGCAAAATTGATATTCATGCACAAGACAGCGTTAGTATTATGACCGAAAATGATCTTAACATCACAGCAGAGCGCGATATAAACATGGAAGCTGGTAGAAATGTTAACATCAAAGCAGCTGGCAGAGCTACAGGTAATACATCAGGTAGAGTGCAAATAGAATCTAAGCAAGACTTTAATTTACATGTTGGAAGAAATAGTAAAATTACAGTAATGAAAAATCAACACATTGCTGTAAAAGAAGCACAGTACATTGATACAACAAAAACACTGCATGTTAAATCAGGACAAGATAACAGACTTACCGCAGGCGGAAACACATTTATTAATAGTGCTAAAGAGCACAGGGAGACTGCAACATATGTACATATGAACGGACCAAATGCTCCAACAGCAAATCCTGCTCGACAAGTTGAGCCATTAAGTACACATACGCTACCCCGTGTTAGACCCGGCGGATTAATAAGCGGATATCAAAGTATACTTGCAAGATCACCGCAGCACGAGCCTTGGCCGCATCACGAAAATTTAGATCCGTTGGCGTTTAAAAAAATTCAAACAGATAGAGACTTGCCGGGTGCACTGCCGAGTGCAGATCGTGTTCTTACACCTGACACTTTTGATAAAAACTTACAAGGAAGAACTAATAGTGCATTTGTAACAGGCAGTGGCGGCAATGTTAGTACCGGTAATATTTCAAGAGGAGCAGGAAATGGCCAGTCACCAGTAGCACCGGGCGATTATAGTAGCACACATACATTTGATTCAAATATTGGCGCACTAAGTGAAAGATATGAATCACGAGGAGATCCAGGAACTATTGGTTGGGATAGCACAGGCGGCTGGAGTTACGGAAAATACCAACTTGCAGCAAATACAGGCGCACTAAACGAATTCCATGCATGGTTAGCTAGAGCATATCCTAATTTAGAATCTCAACTAGCAAACGCTGGCGGTCCAGCAGCAGGTAGAGCAGGCACAGACGCTTATAAAGCAGCCTGGGCTCAGGTAATGGGAACAGCGGCAGGCGGCACTGCACAAAGCGAGTATACAGCACTAGCATATTTTGTTCCCGGAGCAAGACTAATTAATGGTAGATCTAATCTTGATGTAAACTTGAGATCTAGTACAATACAGCAAGTAGTGTTTTCCACATCAATACAACACGGCCCAGGTGGCGCCCGCAGTGTATTTCAAAGAGCACTTGCTGGTTTAAATTATCCTCCTAGTGCTCCTACAGCAACTGAACCTACTGATGCAGCATTGATTAGAGCAGTTTATGCAGAAAGACGAGCAGAAAACGGCGCCCGATATTTTAGAAGTAGTACACAGGCTATTAGAAATAGTGTTGTTAATAGATTTCACAATGAAGAAGCAGATGCGCTTAGAAGTTTAGAGCAAGAAATTGCAGCAGCTCAAGCAAATCCGCCAACACAAGAACCTACAGACAATAGTGCTGCTACTGCAAGCGTAACTCCGCATAGTGGCGCACAATAAAGGGTAAATATAGTATGAGCCAATTAGAAAAAAACTTATACAAGCGTGTAACTGTAAGCCAACCTACTGAAGTAGCCGCATCTGGACGAAAATACAGGGGCTTTAGTACAGTAGCGGATTCTAAAAGTTTTAGTATCTATGATTTTGAATTAATTAAACAAGATTTGATTAATCATTTTCACATACGACAAACTGAAAAATTAAGTGATCCTACATTTGGCACTATTATTTGGGATATATTATACGAACCTTTTACTATTGAAGTACAAGAAGCAATAATTGAAGATGTTACTCGTATCATTAATTATGATCCTAGAATAAAAGCAGAAGATATTGTTATAGATACTTATGAACAAGGTATACAAATTGATTGTACTATAACAGTGTTACCATTTGGTATAACAGACCAACTACGTTTTAAATTCGACAAAGAAAACGGCCTTCTATAAATCTAAAAATTAAATACACACATTATCATTTCAGATAAATATTATCAGTAAACAAGGAAATATACATGTCTGCAAATGATAGGCAGTCAAGGCTACTAGTAGCTGAAGACTGGAAAAGAATTTACCAAAGTTTTAGAAACGCTGATTTCCAAAGCTACGATTTTGATAACCTAAGACGCACAATGATTAATTATCTGCGTCAAAACTATCCCGAAGACTTTAACGATTACATCGAGTCAAGTGAATATCTTGCGCTAATTGATATGATTGCTTTCCTTGGGCAAAACTTATCATTCCGTGTTGATTTAAATGCTCGTGAAAACTTCCTTGAAACAGCAGAGCGAAGAGAAAGCGTATTACGCCTTGCACGTATGCTATCTTACAATCCTCGTAGAAATCAAGCAGCTAACGGATTGCTTAAATTTGATACAATTAAAACAACTGAAAACATTTTAGATTCGAATGGATTAAACTTAGCA